TGATGGGCTGCCTCCGAGCAATTCGCGCACACCACCCATCTCCGTGACCTCCCGCGTCAGCGTGACCAGCGGCCCGTTGAGTTCGCGCACCACCAGCGCCATGCGGGCGCGGTAGTCGTCGTACAGCGCCGGGTGGAATGCCCGCAGATAGGCGGCGCGCCGCTCGCCCCACCAGGCCGGGCAGCGCGCGCATTCGGGGGCATTGGTGACGTGCTCGTAGATCCGGCAGAGCGGCGCGCCGACCTGGCGCAGATAGGCGAACACCTCGGCATGCGACCACTCCTGCAGCGGCAGCCAGAGCTCGATGCCGTCAGCCGTCGCGCCCGATTCGTATGACATGCGTGGCGTGTCGGCGCGCTTGCTGCCGCGGATCAGCAGCGTGTTGCCGTCCTCGCGGATCCGCCGGTAGAGCGGCATCGACAGGTTCGCGTGGCAGCATTTGTAACGCGGCACCAGCGTGGTGCCCTGCTGGCCCAGCAGGCGACCCATCGGGTGCTGGCTGTAGGGCACCAGATCCGACGGCAGCCCGTGCGCCGCGATCCAGCCCTGCACGTCGCGCTCGACCCGCACGAAATGCGGCGCAAAGGCTTCTACATGGGAAATGACATCAAGCACCTCAGGAAGAAGGTCGCCTGTGTCTAGGGTGTAGACCGTGCAACGATCCAGCTGATCCCGCAGCAGGTAAACGCACGCGAGGGAGTCTTTACCCCCAGAAAACGAAACCGCTATACGTTCGTGACGATCCAAGGGACTAAGGTCAAACATGACGGCCGCCATATTTAACATTACACGATCGTCGCGATGCTGGCGGCGACGCCGGCGGCGGTGCCGATGCCGCCCATGATCTGCCCCGCCGTGTTGGACTGCGGCGGCGGCCCGGTCGAGGTGGTGGTCGAACCGTGCGGTGTGGTGCCGAGCACCGACTCGATCAGGCTGAGGCCTTCGATCGGGTAGTTCCACTGGGTTTCCCAGTTCTGCGCCAGTTGGTCGAGCTCGGCCTGCGACTGGCCCTGTTCGGCGCGGCCAACCTGCTCGAGTAGCCCCGCCTCTTTCGCCGTCTCGGCCTGCCCGCCCACTGCGAGCTGCGGCAGCGTCGTCGTCGCCCACTGGCCGGCCGCGAGGTTTTGCTGCGCGAGGTTCCCCGCTAGGGTCTGCGCGCGGTCGTAGCCGCCCGACAGCAGGCCGCCGACCAGCTGCCCCTCGCCGAGCGCCTCCTGCGACTGCGCGGTGCCCTCCTGCACGCCGAGGCGACTGCCGCCGAACGCCCCGACATTCGACGCGTTGGCGCGCTCCTTGCCGAGCGACTGCGCGAGCCCCTGGCGCATCTGCGTCACGGTGGGATCCACCACCGCGGTCAAATAGGGGTTCATCAGCGCCGCGGTGTCGGTGTTGATCTGTCCGGTGGTGATCGGCGCCACTGAGTCCAGCAGCCCGCCGCCGGTGATCGCCCCCTGCGCCGCCCCGAATGCCGGCGCGGTCGCCCCCTGCATGTTGCGGATGGTGTCATAGGCCTGCGTCGCGGAGGCGCTCTGCGGCACGACCTTGGCGTAGGGGTTCGCTTCGTAGGGCCGCGCGGCGATCTGCTTGGCCTGCGCCAGCGCCTGCTCGCCGGCCTCTTGGATGAACGGCGGCAGTTGTGTGACTTGCGTCGTGGTCTGCGGCCCACCTGAGCCGCCGCCGCGCGCGATGGCGAAATCCGTGGCGTAGGGCGGCCGCCAGTAACCGGTCATGCATGCCCCCCGTTGAGCCGCAGCGGCAACGATTTCTGGAACCGCATACTGACCGGCACCCAGCCGGTCTTGCGCCCGACGCGCCCCCAGGCGCTGCGGCCATGCGTGACCATGAAGGCGCAGTCGTGTTCGCGCGCGAACGCCTCGATTTCCGGCTCCATCTCGAGGATCTCAGGAAGCCGCCCGGCGCACGCCACCACGTTGCAAACGTTCTTTTGCGGGAAACCGAGGATCTCCGTGATCGCCAGCGAATTGTCGCGATGCCAGATCTGCACGCGCCCTTCGCGCGCCTGCGCGATCAGGTCATCGAGCGTCGCGGTGCCGCCGGCGTCGCTGAGTGCGAGGTTGAGCTGCTGCACCAGGCGCTGATGTTCCGGCGTCATCGCGGCACCACCACCGCCGACAGCGCGCCGGCATCGTCGACCGCGATGCGATACGTCGTGCCGTTCGGAGAGATCAGCTGCACGGCGGTGTAGACCGGCTCGAGCGTCGCATCCGCCTTGCGGCTCAGCGCATCGGCGATCTGGCGCATCTGATCGCGCGGGTTATCCGTCAGCGCCGGCGAGAACGGTGCGGGCGGGCGGTAGGCCATCTATCGATACCCGCCGGGCCGCACGATCAGCCGCGTCTTGCCCAGCGCGAAGGGACCGTCGCTCAAGGCCTCGATTCGCATGCGCAGGCTGCGCGCCGAGAACCGCACGTCGGTCAGGCCGCTGTCGTTGGTGATGGGGAACACGCCGGTGTCGGCCTCGGGACCGTTCGGCTCTTCCGCGGTGAAGAAGCGATATCCCGCGCGATCGGCAGGCCCGGTGAAATCCTGCGCGATTTGTTTCACATGAAACCGCCGGTCGGCCGCCTCGCTCAGGGCGAAGGCACCGGTTTCCAGATAGATCTGCGGTGCGCGCGAGACGCCGGAATCGGTCCAGCCGTATTCGTGATAGAGCACCTGGCCGGCGCCGTCGCACAGCACCGGGCGCACCATCGCGCCACGCACGTCCGACGCGGTGCGCTGCTGCTGGCCGATGATCCACGGGCGCGAAGCATCGCCATAGTTGTACGCCACATAGCGGTTGCATTCGCTGGAGTCTTCGCTCGGCCAGTACCACCAGTGTTCGCTGAAGGCGGGGTTTGGTGCGCCGAACACCCGGCCGACCGCCTCGCGATTGAGCAGCGAAAACAGCCAGTCGCCGACATCCGACGGCAGTGGCGCCAGCGTGCCGTCGTAGCTCCAGAAACTCTGCTGGCTCATCCACGTCGTCACGCCGCCGGCCTGGCTCATCGCGCGGCGGGAGATCGGGCCGCAATTCGCGCCGATCTTATTTATTCCATATGCGTAAGGTGGCCCGACGTAGCGCATCAAATGGACATCATTGTCGGTCCAGATCAGCAGCCCGCTCGCCACCCGCATGGCATTCAGCGGGCGCCCCTCGGTTTCCAGCATCAGATTGCCGGCGAGGTTGTCGACCGCGGCGGCCCACACGTCGGGATTCTCCTGATCGGACCACGACACCTGGCGCGCATTGCCGGTGGCGCCGATCAGCACGACATGCCGCTCATCGGTGACCGCCACCGCGGCAGCGCCGGGGGGCGCGTTGGGCACCGGCGCCGCCGGTGTGGTGGGCGTATTGGGCGACCAGCGGCTCAGCACGCCGCTCTGCGTCGGCAACACCAAGAGGTCTTCGCCGAACAGGTGCAGTGACCACATATCGCCGAGCACCGCCGAGGCATCGCTGATGCCGATATCGGCGGGATCGCGCGCGGTGCCGTAGGCGTCGGCGCTGTAGAGTGCGAGGCCGTAGCCGACCGCAGCGCCTGGCGGCTCGAGCGGCCCGGTGCCGGCCGGCGTGATGTCGTAGAGTTGGCCCAGGCCGAAATCGAGCGCGTAGAGCGCGGTGTCGGTGCCGAATGCACCCCAACGCTGCCCGGTGTTGTCGTGCCAGGTCAGCACGTCGCGGCCCGGCCCGCCGAGGTCGATGCCGGGCAGCGCCGCCGAGCCGCCGACCGGCTGCGCCTGGCCGCCGCGCCAGCGCATCAGATTCATATCGAACCAACGGCCGCTCGACGCGTCCGCCGTCGCGCCGCGGTAGATGCCCGGTTTCGGGAACACGGGAACGCGGCCGGTTTTTGCCATCAGTGCATGCCGCGCATCGGCGAGCGCAGCAGCCGCGATGGCGCCGGCCCCTCCTGCTGCATCAGCGTCATGCTCGGCGGCCCGACGAAGATGATTTTGGTCACCGCCAGGCGCGGGCTTGTGGTCGGAAACGGCGCACTGCTGCCGCCCAGCCGTCCGGTGTGAGTGTGCCCGCCGCCGCCATAAGTTTGGATGTTGTGTTGGTGGGCGCCGTCGTTTGTGGTCGTGAGGTTGTGCGCGTGGTTGCCGGCCGCACCGGTGGCTTGATTGCCCCCCGCGGGAAACGCCCCGCTGCCGATCGCCACTGGGCCGGGCACGAACATGCCGGCATAGGTGTGCGTGTGATCGCCCTGCCCGTCGGTGGCGCCGTTATGCGCGTGCAGCCCCTGCACGTCGGTGTAGCCGGTGTGCGCGTGGTCAGCGACCGCATCGATGGCGATCGGCGCCGCCGGCAGGTTGGGTGTGCCGAGCGTTATGCTGAACCATCCGGTGGATTGCGCCAGCACATAACCGCCGACCACGCCGCCCGTATCGGTCGCCGTGCCGACGCCGGCGGCGACACGGCCGCGCAGATCGGGCACGCAAAAGCTGGTCACGCCGTCGCCGCCGTAGCGCGTGCCGATCACCGCGAACAACTTGGGGAAAGAGGCGATTTCATAGGCGGCGCCGTCGCAGAGCAGCCAGCCCATCGGCGCCGCCGCTCCCGCGAAATCCAACAGCGCACCGATCGGCATCGCCGCGCCGAGCACCGTGTCGATGGTATCGAGGTCGGCGTTGAGACGGGTTCCCCAAGTATCCCGTGAGCTTCCGACTTCGGGCTTTTCCAACCCCCAATAGGGCGTGAATGTTGAAGCCATCAGTTGCCCCTTGCTGTCTTTCGTCTCGCCATTATCATCGTGTTACTGTCCAGGGTGCATCTCTTACATTTCCTCGACCGGCGGCCACAGGCTTTCGTCTGCCAGTAGGTATTCTCTGGCGTGTATTCGTGGCCACGCTTGCAGTGAGTCTTATTGGCGTGTCCGTTGCGACCTTTTCGGTCACGGTCCAGGTTGTTTTCGGCTACCGTACCCACAAACAGATGGTCAGGATTGACGCATAGTCTGTTATCGCAGTGATGGCAGACCACAATTCCAGGCGCGATCACGCCATGCGTTGCCTCCCATGCCGCGCGATGCGCCTGCCGGTGTCGGCCGTCAGTGATATACTTACCGTAACCCCGGCCATCGACCGCACCTTCCCACAACCAACATCCGCTCATCGGTTCGGGCACAGCGTGATCGCGCCAGTCATCACTCGTGGTCTTTTTGGATCGTGGGATCAGGTGTGCGGAATTTACGCAGAAACGGTTGCCGCAAGAGGGGGTTAAAATCGCGCCGACTGGCAACGGCCCGTTGGCGGCCCCCCAAGCGAGCCGGCGCACTTGGATATCGCCGATCCTTGGGTATCCGCGCGTGACCGAGCCTTCCCATAGCAGGCATCCGCTGTTCGGCTCGGGGATAGTCTGACTGTTCCACTCGCTCATTTCGTAATCATACCACGCATACGCGCTCCGTCAGATAATGATGCCGCGCAGCCCAAGCGACTGCTTGACGCTGGCATAGATCGCGTCGATTTGCGGCTTGGTAAGGATGCCGCTGTAGTTCGCGACAAACGCGATATCGACAGCGCCATTATTCGTGCCGATCGCAGTCCCACCGGTGCCAAATACCTTGAGGTTGACGCCAGACGGCGTGTTGGTGACCGGGCCGGCGCCGGTTGCGCTTAGATTTCTTGTCAGATCATAGATCATCGGCGTGGTGTTGCCGCCGATCGTGCAGGCGAAAAAATGCCAGTCAGTGATTGGCGACACCGGCATGGAGAGACTGACCGTATTGCCGTTATACATCTGCAAGGCCGTCACGCCAACATAGGGGCTATAGCCGATGAATCCGCTGTTAAAGCCGGAGACGATGAGCGCCTGGGCGCCGACCTGCGACGCCACGGGAACCTGACGGCTTGCAAACAGCATGGTTTCCGCCGCGTGCCACGAGAGCGGCGTCTGTAGACCGCCTGTCGCGTTCTGGCAGTGCATGTATGCCGGAGAATAGATCGGTGCCCCGGCAGTGTGGTTCGTCCACGGTCCTGCCGTCCCGACGTTCTGGCTGGTGGCGAGGTCTTTGCCGAAATACGCCCAGCCATCCATGTTCGGCAGCACCGGCGGCGGCTTGACCAGCGCCGAGGCGGAAAAATCCACGCCTGCGAGCGTGATTGCGGTGGGCATATCGTCTCTCCCCTTTAGGCCACGCGACACATGACTGCCGAACCGCTGCGGTAGATTTGCCCAGGCTCCACGCCGCCGGCCGCCGCCGCCGCGTCGTTCGCGTAGCTCGGCGAGCCCGGCAGCCAGTCGAAAAAGAATTGCGGCGACGCGGTGTTGATCGCGGTTGCGCGCATCAGGTTGGTCGGATGGTTACCTAATCGGAAAGTATTATTTTCGGTCGGCGCGGCCGCATCGATCGCGTTGCTGGCACCGAGATAGATTAGTCCGGTGCCGTTGACCAATGTGCCCGACGCGACGTTCGGCCCGAGCACGAGGTTGCCGGGCACGCTTTGGCCTTTACGCACGACGTTGGCGCCGACGAACACCGAATTGTTCGCCGACCCCATGTTCGGATCGGATAGCACGTAGGAACCGATCGCCACGGTGTTGACGAGCGGCGGCATCACGCCGTCCGTGCCGAACATCACCCAATGACCGATCAGGATGCTGTCGGTGATGCCGTTGCCATTGCGCCCGGCGTGTGTGCCAACGAACACCGAGCGCAGGTTATTGGTCGAGTTGCGGCACACGTCGGAACCGACCGCGACGACGTTTGCCGGACTAGGATCGACCCGCAAGGCACCGCAGCCCATCGCAAGATTCTGTTGCCCAGGGCCGGTGTGCGAGGCGCCGGCTTGCATGCCGACATAGGTGTTTTCGCCCGAGGTCATATTCGGACCACCGGCATAACATCCGACCAGCACGTTACCGTTGCCGACGCTGGTGATGTATTGCCCAACATGCGTGTTCGGCAGACCATCGACCCCGGTCGATCCGGGGTTTGGGGTCCACATTCGGATCGCCATCTTGCCGCCGATCAGGTAGTGATCGGGGACGTTCACCGAGTTAAAGGTCGGATCGAGGCCGGGACCGCTGCCGCCGGCGTTCAGCACCGCCTGATCCACGTAGCCCTTGCTGGCGATCTGCGCGGCGGTCGTCGGAGCGGCGGCCACGCTAACCGGCCCGAGTAGCGCGCCGCCGGTCAGCAGCAGCGCCTTGGTGTCCACATAATTCTTGGTTGCCGCACCGTTCGGCACCGACGGCGACGGATCGGCCGCCAGGATGAGCGGACCGGTCATCGATGCGCCGGAAATCGGCACCATCCCGGTGTTCCCCAGCGCCGCGTTGAACACGCCATTTCTGTCGAGGCCGGCAACAATGTTGCCGCTGGCGTCCTGCCAGACATAGACGAAATCCGGCACCCGCGGATCGAGTTCGCTAAACCTGTCGGCGCCGATCGTGAGCGTTGTGGTTGTCACAGCAGGCGAGGTCACGACGCTGGCCCGCAGCACCGACCACATCAGCACGCCGGCACGATCGATCGCGCCGCCGATATTGCCCGCGGCATCCTGCCAACTCAGCATGATATCGGGGACGCGCGTATCCAGCGCGGCCACCTGATTCTCCTGAAGGTTCAGCACGATTGGCGTCAGCGTGTTGGCCGACGCGGTGCTCGCCTTCATTGTTGTCGCGGCGATCAGTCCCCATTGCAGCGAGCCGTCATCCATCACCGCGCCAGCGATATTGCCCGCCGCGTCCTGCACGCCGAGCCCCAGGTTGGGAATGCGCGGATCGCTCGCCGCGAAGGCCGTGGTGACGACGCCGAGCTGCGTCAGCCCGCTCACCTGGCCGCCGGTGATGGCGACCGCCGGCGCATTCTGCTGCGCCATGCTACCGAAGCCGGCGATGGCGTCGGCACGCGCCTTGATCGCCGCATCGATCAGATCGGCGTTGGTATTCCAGTCACCGCCCCAAAGATCATTGTCCCCGCCGACGGTCGGCTTGCGCAAATTGTAATTGGGCGTGGTGGTGAAGCCACTCATGCTGCTTGCCTTATCGTCCAGGGTGGCCAGTCTTGCGTCCACGTGCCCGCTTCGCAGGGCGTGGCGCTCGGACCATCCAGCCAGGTTTTCACCAGCCTGCCTTGCAAGGCGAAGGCGATCTGCGTCTGTCCGCCAACCTGCCGGGTCAGCCCCGACGTCGATTTCAGCGCGAATCGGATCTGCGTTGCCGCGACCGGCATCCAGATGCGCGTTGGTGAGGCGTAGGGTGCCAGCGTGATGCCGGTGGCGCCGCCAGCGGCGCGGATCGCCGTCGGTTTCGCACTGACCGGCAGAGTGATGCTGGTCGCCGCGCCGACATACTGATCCGTGGCGCTGCCGACGCCGTATCGCCCGGTGCCATAAGCGCCGATGCCGTAGGCGCGGCTCGCCATGCTAGATCGCCTGTACGGCGATTTGGTTCGCCGTCAGTCGCAGGATATCGCCGGCGTTGATGCTGCGGATGATCGGCGTCACGCCGTCGGTCGGATCGACCAGCGGCCCCCAATACAGCCGATTGCCGGCCGTCAGCGCATCCCACAGCTCGAAATAGCCGAGCGAGCCCCAGTTGCTCGCTGCGGTCGGGTATTCGACGGTAACCGGGTTGGTCGCCAGGTCGGTGCGCCCGGCAGCGAGCGCGAATGTCGCCTGGCGGCGCACATAAGCCGTCCCTGACGTGGAAACCTCGGCGCCCGGCGCGGTGGCGGTCGGCGCCGACGTGCAGAGCCCGACGTACACGTTGACCGGCATCACGTAAGCGCCGAAGCCCAGCGTGTGCGACAACACGCGCTGGCGCAGATAGTCGGTTGCGCTGCCTGCCATCAGAACCCCCGCACCACGGCGCGCAGCGGCGCGCCGGAATAATCCGCCTCGGTCTTCCAGCGGTTCGCTGCGAGCAACGCGTCCTTGAATTCAGCGTCGGCCTGCGCCGCAGTGTCGTCGTCGCGCTCCCATTTCGCGCCGTAGCGCAGGCAGCCGAACAGATAGACTTGGTAATGCGCCTCGAGCACCGCGTTGCTGTCTTGCGGATCGCGCAGCGGTTTCGGCCTGGCAAACCAGGCCATTTCGACGATCTGCGGCTGCCAGGCGGGATCCGTCGGGATCACCGGATGCGGCAAAAACTCGACACAGGTGCCGACGAAACGATAGGCCCACGACGGATGCACCGCGCAGTGACACGCCGGGCCGCCGGCGAGCGGCCCGGTCCAGTGATCCTCGAGCGACAACAGGTGGCCGCAATCCTTGAATCGGATCGACTCGGCCTCGACCCAGTCGGTGGGCAGCGTGATCAAGCCGGCGTCGATCGCCTGGTCGGCGCGCGCCACCATGCAGCGCGCACGCAGCGCCTCGGCGATGTCGTTTTCTGTCATGCGCAGCCAGCTGGCGAATGGCTCGCTGATGTCGCGGCGATTCATCCAGCTGGCCACGTCGCTACTGAGAACGGCGAGGCTCGCCATCGATCAGTCGGTCAGCGTCGGCGCGGGCGGCGGTGGCGGCACCACGTCGGACACTGGCATGAACGCCCCGGCCGAGGCGGTGGCGGCGTTGCGCAGCGGCGGCGAGGTCGGGTCGTCGACGTTGGCGATCTGCATCACCGGCATCGGCGGCGGCTCGGTGGCGGCGGCCATTTCCGCCATCTGCTCGGCCACGCCACGCTCGTTCTTCAGGATGTAGATGGGCAGGATCCCGACCGGATAGTGCCGCGGCTCCGGTGGCGGCGGATGCGGCACCGTCTCGGTGCCGTAGGGCGCGGGGGCCATCTGCCGGGATTCGTCGTCGTGCTTGCGGGCCATGTGAGCTCCTATGCGAGGGGGCGTCCGTCATCGACGCGGAAGAACCGCGTGTCGTCGCGCGACAGCCATTGCAGCAGCGCCTTGCGGTCCTGGGTGATGCCCATGCTGTGCAAGTGCCAGTAGATGACGTTGGGGATCGACGCGACCATGCGGCCGCGTCCACGCGCTGCGTTGCGGTCGAACAGGTTGGCGAGCCGCTTGTTGAACGACACGATCGCGTCGGTTTTCTGCCGGCTGATGATCACCGGCAGACCGCTCTCGCTGTCGCGCACCAGCGCGGTCATCAACTGGGCAGCGTGATCGTGGCGTACGTAGAGGGGATGTGTCATAAGCAGAGCGGCACGGTGATGTCAGGCACCGTGCCGCCCCTAACCACGCGATTCAGGAGGTCGCTATGGCTGCCAACAAACTGCCCGATATCCGTTTCGTCCGCGAGTGCCTGGATTACGATCCGGACACCGGGCTGCTCATCTGGCGCGAGCGGCCGCTGCACCATTTTTCCAACGCCGCAAGCCAGAAGCGCATGAATGCCTGCTACGCTGGCAAGGTCGCCGGCTCCGAGCATGCTGCAGGCAGGCGAGGTGAGCGTAGCTACTGGGGCGTCCGCCTTGCCGGGGTGTTCTACCCGGCCCACCGGCTCGCCTGGTTGCTGTTTCATGGGACAGACCCCGAAGGGCTCGAGGTCGACCACATCAACGGCAATGGACTGGACAACAGCATCGCCAATCTGCGCGTGGCCACGCGCAGCGAGAACGCCCTGAACGGCCGGGCGCACTCCGACAGCCAAACCCGCGTCAAGGGGGTCCAGCGGAACGGTAGCGGCTACGCGGCGAGGATTATGCTGCACGGTAAGTCCTATTATTTGGGAACCTTCCCTAGCGTCTATGAGGCTGCGGCGGCGCGACGAGCGGAGATGAAGCGCCTGGGAATCTTCCGAGGCGACGAGTAACTATATGATATCATTGGTTTAAATCCCACACGCAGGCATGCGCCTTCGGCGCGGTCGGGCGCAGCGTGCCTTCCCACACAATACCTCCCTGGGTATTATCCCCGGTCTTAGCGTACGCTTCCTCGATCATGTTGCGCGAGGGCAGCGGCGCCAGCTCGAGATAGTCGGGATCCACCAGCTCGAGCACATGCGCGGGCATATAACGATCCGGCACCAGATCGATTGGCCCGAAATCCGAGAGGAACACCCCGACCGCGCCGACGATGGTCACTGGCTGCGGCGAGGTTGCTTGCACAACATTTTGGGCGACGGTGGGGTTCGACGCGCCGCCCTGCGCCATGTTGGAGAACCATCTTTTGATGGAGGCCGACATGATCGCGGTGCGCGGCTTGCCGCCGGAGTTCCATGACGCCTGGATCGCGTCCTCGACCATGTTGAGGGTGAGGTCGCGCAACGTGCCGGCGGTGTGGCCGTTGGTGCCGTCGCCGGTCGGAAATGCCCCGGTGCCGGCGCCGACACTGCCGTTGGAACACCACGTCTGGAACCCCGCCAGCACGCGCGGGTCGGCGATCGATTTGATCGACTCGCCGGTGATGGTCAGCTCGAGGTCGCGGCGCAGCTCCATGCCGCGCGCGACGATCTGGCGGGAATACTCCTCGTCGCCCACTTGGTCGACGACGCGCAGCGTGTCCGACACCGCCACCGTACGGGCGAGGATCTGGCATATGTTCCCCAAACGCAACGGCTTCTTCGCCGGCGACATCGCCGCGGTGAACCCTTCGGGCTGAGGAACGTTCGCGGCAGCGTAAAGCTCTTGGACTAGCCACTCAGTATTGACCTGCTCCGCTTCCGAAATAGTGCAAAGCGATACCATCGGGGTATCAGCTTTGTCTATCTGGAATATTACGTCTGCGAGGTCTTCTTTGACGTTCGGGGCGGTCGTTTCGATGTACGTATTGGTCGGCGCGGCCGACATAGTGGGCAGTGCCATCGCGTGACTCCATCGCAGGCGCGCCTCGGGCGCGCGGGGGTTTCGATTGGGGTCGCGATGGAGACTCCGAAATGAGGTGGCGCGATCGGTGGGTGACCTGGCAGCGCCAGGACTCCGACCCGCATGACATCACCCGCGGTGGGTCGCTCCGTCGTCGGTGGGCACGACCGCGCCGCGCTGCTGGGTCACACAGGACTGCGCGCGACGACTGCGACCGGCATTGCTGGGTGACGACCCCCGTTGGGGAGAAGGTCGGGACTGCCATGGCCGGCCGCGCCGGCATCAGAACCGGCGCGCCGGAATCTGTCAAGAGTGTCGATGGGTCAGCCGGCGATCGACCATTTCCGGTCGGTGTAGCGGCTGGCCGTGCTGTTCGCGTCGATCTGTCCGCGCAGCCAGGCGTGGCAATCGGCGGCACCAACGCAGCCGAGCGCCGCCGCTATCGCCAGTGCGGACATGGTGTAGCTGGCATAGGTCAGGCTGTCGGCGGCGGGAATCGTCTGCGGGTCATCGCACGCCATATAGTCGGGCTGCAGCCGCTGATTCAGCGCCCAGCACTCAGCCCAGTCCGCCACATAGGGCGCCTTGTCGGCCTCCCGCATGGCCATCGTGTAGGGCGCAGGCTTGGCGGGCCACCAGCCTGACACGCCGCTGGTCCGCGCGATGCTGTGCTGGATTTTCCATTCCAAAATCGCCCGCCAGTCCTCGTGCCCCATCTGCACGACATGGCCGAGCACCGCGCCCTCGTAGTCCTCCTGCCAGGGGCTGGTGTAGCTGCCGTACGGCAGCGTGCTGGTGGCCGGCGAGCCGGTGGCGTCGGCGAGGCAGTGGAACACCGCATAGGGCAGCTCGGTGTAGGGCGGCGCGCTCGGGTAAACGAACGTGGTCAGCATCCAGTCGCGCTCGCGATCGAGCCAGTCCTGCCAATAGGCGCGCGGCTGGATCCAGTCGCCGCCGCCATCAGGGGTGACGCGCGCGCAGCGCGCCAGATTGCGCAACTGCCAGGCATGGGCGCGCACCGCCTTGCCGATGGAGAATTTTTCGCGGCTCTGCGGCGGCGAGCTGATGATGTCGTAGGTGCCCGCGAAATGCTGCTCCTCGAGGTAATACACGTCCCCGGTCAGCAGGTGGGCGACGTAACAAAGCGCCGGCGTGTGCGCGACATCCAACGTCACCGGGCAGGCGATCCACGGGATGGTCGGGCCATACAAGGTCGCGCCGGGATGCGTGTTGACGTCGAACACGCCGCCGCCGGTTTCGTTCCGGAAATGCCAGGGGAAGGTGCCCGACGCCTCGGCCTGCGCGAGCAGCGAGTCAGCCGAGGCATCACCGCGCAGGAATTCGGCCTGCGCCTCGGTGAACAGGCCGATCTCGTCGCGCTCGCCGGTCGACGGCACGTAGGCGGTCAGGCCGGCCAGATCCATCGGCGCGCTATAGACGCGGGCCGGCGACAGCGGCCGCGTGGTTGCCAGCGAGGTATCGAAGCGCGGCAGCAGGCCGTCCGCCTGCAGTTCGTCGATCGTGGCGACGATCGGCCGCGCCTTCGACTGCCAGCGCCAGCGCGAATACCAGTAATGCGCCGGCACGTCGCGCGCGAACAGCAGCGTATCGCCGTCCCAGATCATCGCGGTGTGTTCGCCCATGTTGAAGGCCTCGACACCTTCCGTGGTGTCGCCCAGTTCAAACACGACCTCGACGCGCGCGGGGTCGTCACTGTCGTCCGTGTCGCAGCGGAATTGCACGACGAAGCCGGGCAGCGCCGGGTTGGTCACGTCGATGCGGTTCTGCACATAGCCGCCGCGCGGATCGATCCAGTCGCCGCGATCGATGCCGTCGGCCGCGACGAAGCGGTGAATTTCCGCGCCATCGTTGATGTTGATGGACACCACCAGGCCGGGCGTCGGCAGCGGCGGCGGCGTCGGCTCGGGCGGCGGCGTCGGCTCTGGCGGCACCGGCTCCATCGATATGACCGCGGACACCTCAAGCGGCACAAACCCGTCCAGCACGCCGGTGACCGTCAGGGTCAGTTCATTGCGAATCGCGTCGGCCATCAGCGGCCTCCCCGCCGCGCGGCCAGCAGCTTCACCGCGTTGCGCTGCGTCGGCGCATCAGCGAAGCGCCGCTCGGCGTCGCTGGCCTGCGGCGAGCCCGCCTGCGGCGGCGCGCGGCCGCGCTGCACGTTCGGCACCATCGGTGCGTCACTGCGCACGCCGTGCATCATCCTGTCGAACGCCATGGCTTTGAACAACGCGATGACGTGGCGCGGCTCGTAGATCGAATTCAACTCGTTGTCGGGGAAGCCCTGCGTGCGCCCCCAGCGGATCATTTCGCTCTGCAGCTTCCCCCTGGTAGCCGCGTCGTCCCAGCCCGGCAGCGCCTGGGTCAGCTGCGCGTGCCCGTCGGTGAGGCGTTTCTGCCGCGCCTGCTCGGTTTCCTGCTGCTGCACCGCCATCAGGCTGTCGAGCCGCTGCCGCTCGGCCGCCGCCTCTTTCCAGGCGGCGTCTTGCCGCTGATATTCCGCCGGATCGGTCGCCGCGAGGCGTTTCCAGTCAGGCTGGCGGCCGAGCTGCGCATCCAACGCCGCGATTTGCCGCTCGATCTCCGGCATCAGCACCGGCAGCATGCGCTCGATCGCCGCGGCGCGCTCGGCGACCTGGCGATGCACCTCGGCGAGCTGTTTGGTCTTGTTGGTGTAGTCGTTCGCCTGGCGCACCGCGGCGGTGAGCTGCTGCGGCGTGAAATCCACCTCCCGCCCGTCGATGGTGAGCCGCACCGGCCCGCTCAGCTCGGCGGGCGCCCCCGGCGCCTGACCGTTGGGCGGCGGCGGCGCGCCATTGGCGCCCGGCGCCGGATCCGCGCCATTTGGCGCGCCCGGCGGCGCATTGCGCTGCCGATAGGCGTTGATCAGCCCGTCGATCGGGTCGGCCGGCGCCTCGGCCGGCGCGGCATGGCCGTTCCCGGCCGCGGCGCCGTTATTATGCGGCCCGGCGGCCAGTTGCGGCGTGGCGGCGGCCTCGCCGGCCGCCGGCGCGGCGCGCCGGGGCGGGCGTTCGCCGCCGCGGCGGCTCTCGCCGACGCGTTTGACCGCCTCCTCCAGCGAAATGCCCTCGCGCAGCCGCGGCGACTGCCCGAGCGGCGCCACCGCGGCCGGCTTGATGTCGGCGCCGCTCGGCTGCGGGCCTGGGGATGGCGCCGGCGCGGCGCCGGTGCCGTTCGCGGATTCGCTCATGATTTACCTTTCATGCGCGGCGCCACCGGATCTTTCGGCAACAGCCGCTGGTAGCTCTGCTGGAACCGCGCCGCCGCCGCTTCGGCCGCGCGCTTCTGCTTGGTCGCCGCGCGCGGGCTGCGCCGCGCGAACAGCTCGAGCTCGGGCTGTTTCCTCATCGTAGCAGCGGCGCAGCGTGGCCGAATAATTCGGACGCGATCCAAAACGCTATGGCGCACCAGCCGAGATGCGGCCGGGCGATGCCGACTGGCCACGCGGCCGCCGCCAACACCGCGCAAACGAACGCGAACACCAGCAATATCACCGGCAGCATTGTCCCCTCCTGTCACTCATTGGCCTTTTGCCGCTGCAACAGCGACGATGCGGCCTGCCAATTCTCGAACACCGAGGTCAGCGCGCCGCGCAGCTTGAGGATCGCCAGCACCTCCTGGCGCGCCTCCTCGCGCACGATCGAATTGGCGCCGCGGATCGCTGCGTCGGTCGCCAGCTGCACCATCTCGTCCAAGGTTTCGACGAGGAACGGATCGCGCAGCAGCCGCCCTGCGGCATCCGCCGCCGCGCGGGCGTTGGCGTCGGTGATCTCGACCAACTCAGCGCGCCCCCGGCGGCATCACCGCGCGATCGACCAGCATCTGCCCGGCATTCGGCCCGCCGCGCGCCAGCATGGCGCGGCGCATCGCCAGCACCGAGGCGGGATCCGGCGGCGCCGGCCCCACTGCCGGCGCGGGCGCGCCTGGCGGCGCCGCCCCCGGCGGCCGCAGCGGCCCCGGCGCGCCGAGCGCCGGTGGCGGCGGGCCGCCGGGGGCGGCGGGCGTCGGCTGCGCCGGCTGCGGCGCCGGCGGCTGCACCAGCAGCGCCTGCAGCGGGATCTGCCCGCGCAGCGCCTGCTTGAATTCGTCGATCGACGGCAGCGGCGTGTTGTTTTTGCCCGCCGCGACATAGGCCTGCACCCAGGCGGTGACCGCCGCCTCGGCGCGCGAGCGATCGTCTTCGAACGCGAGTTTCAGCCGGTCGGTCTGCGAGCTGCGCGCGTCGTCCAGCGATTGTGCCTGCAATTTGCCGGCCTCGACCTCGGCCAGTACCTGCTCGGTCGAGGGCTGCGGCGGCGGTGGTGGCGGCGGCTGCCAGTTGGGCGGCAGTTCCTTGAAATACGACACCACGTCGGAGATCCCGGCGGTTTCGCACATGCGCGCCAGCGTGTTGCGGTATTGCGGCAACCCGACGATCGGCGTGTCGAGCATGCCCTGCTGCACCGCCGGCGCGAGGATCGCCTCTTGCTTCGCCGCGATGGCGTTCAGCATGGCGAGGCGTTCGCTGGGCGTGCCTTTGCCGCCGATATTGGTCTGCACGTCCCATTGCACGCTCAGCGCGCGCGGATCCACCGTCACCCATTTGCCGCGGATACTCAGCACGTTGGGGCGGTCCTGATGCTTCGCCATCAGCCGCAGCAGGCCGAGATACAGCGGCACCAATCCCGTCTCGGCCATGGTGCGCGCGATCATGTCAATCCGGTCCTGCGCCGCGCCGGTCTGCGCGCTGACCGCACTTGGCGTGGTCGATTGCAGCGCGTCGGCGGTGAGCCCCTGCGAGGTGCGGGTGATGCCGGTGCGACTCTCGCGCACCGCCTCGAGCTGCTCCATCACCAGCAAGGCCTTGTCGCCGATGAACGGCTTGGTGAGCTCCGACACCGCACCCTGCTGCGTCACGCGGATGATGCTGCCGATCGCGGTCTGCCGCGTGTCTTCGATATAGGCGCCGCCGACCTGCACCACGGTGCGCGGAAAGATCGACTGCGCCAGGCTGTCCAGCGCCGCGCGCATCACCCGCGTCTCGGTGCGCTGCAGATCGAGGCACATATCCGCCTGGCTGTAGCCGATCACCCGCCCCGGCTCGCGATACGGCACCATGGCCGCCAGTGGCACCTCGTCGGTGCGATCCCAGCGGCACAGGGTCGGCGTGTCGCCGAGCGCGTGGAGATGCACCAGCTCGGCGATGCCATCGCCGTCGGTGTCCATCTGGCACCAGCCTTCGACGTAGCGGATCAGCCGCATCGAACGATCGTTGCCGGGCTGCGACGATCGCCAGGCGCGACCGCTGACCGGATCGCGCGCGGTGCGCTCCTGATGCCGTCGCGTCACCCCGCCATCCGACGCCGCGGCGCGCGCAATCGCGTCGGCCGGCAGGCCGGCGGCCAGCAGATCCGAGGCTGGCACGTCGCGCACATGAAAAATCGCCCGCGCGCTGGAGGCCTGCTCGGCGTCGGTGACGATCCACACGCATTCCGGCGGCACCGCCTCGACGATCGGCCAGGAGCGCGCCGCGCTGCGGGTGATGCGCGCGCCATACAGCAGCGGCGGCCCGCCCTGCTGGAAATACGCCATGCCCTCCGGCGTCGCCGCCACCGCGCGCTGCTCGGAGGGCAGCATCGGCCGCTTGGTGACGCGCTGCGCCACGATACCGGGCTCGGCGAGCAGCGCGCGCAGCTGCGGCGCCAGCAGCCGATCGCAGTCCTCGACGCGCTGGCTGCGGCGCTCGCCCCAGCGCCAGCGCAGCCAGCCGACCTTGCGGGTCAGCGCGTCCAGCATGGCGTCGTGCAACACCACCCAGCCGCGATTCGCGATGAACAGCGCCCAGTGGGCATACGACGTGGCCTGCCGCGCGAGCTCGGCGTGCAATTCGCCGAGCTGCTCGTTGTCCGACACGCTGGGCAGGAACTCGACCGGATTCTCGACGCCGGTGAACACCCGCAGCAGCGACGGCATCGTCGCGCGGATCGTATCGCGCACCGTGGTGAGCACCAGCTGCGACCGGCCGGGCTCTTCGTCGCCGAATTTTTTGCCGCGATAGGCGTTCGACGCCTCGATGCGATCGGCCGACAGCGCGCTGTCGTAGGCGCGCGCGTCGTCGTAATAACTCATCATCTGCGCCTGCACCTCGGCGTCGGTCACCGCGATGGTGTCGAACAGCACCTCCTGCTGCCACTCGACGCCGGCCGGCGGAATCGCCGGCTGCAGCGCCGCCCGGTATTCGTCGAGCGGCGCCGGGAAGGCATCCTCGCCGAACAGGTCGGGCATCGCCGCGCCGAGCGTCGCGCGGTCGCTCAGCGTGAGCCGCCCGCCGAGCATCATCTCGCGCGGGATCGCCGAGCCCTGTGGCGGCGCCAGGCT